CTCCCAGAGTGCCATCTCCTGTAGTACGTAGCTCGGAGGGAGACCGTTGGAGATCAGCACCTGCGCCACCTGCGTGTAGGTCAGTCTTTTTTTTTGTCGTCCTCCTCCTCCGAGGTGGCGGAGGTGAGTAGGCGCACCCGCTCGCTCTCACTCCTCAGCCAGTCGCCAAAGCGCACCAGCTCCCCGGGGTGCTCGTCCAGCCACTCCAGCAGGCCGTCATACGTCAGCCCCTCAGGGGGCTCCTTAGCCGTCACGATGGCGCAGTAGAGTAGGGTGGTGCTGTCGGTGACGGGATGGCTGCCGGTGTAGGCGTGGCCTGTGATCTGCTCGTAGGCTACCTGCATACGGAGCGAGTAGCGGATCTCTGTGTCGTATATCCTCATATCTGTGGTAATTATTGGTTAGTAGTGAGGTAGCGAGCTGTCACACTCGCTACCCCTGAGAGAGTCAAAGCCTGCAAGCAAAAACAACCAAAACTTATTTTCTATCTAAAGTGAAACAAAAGTATGGCTCTGACCCTCAGTGTTTTAACCTGCCGAGCCTACCGGCTTGAGCGCACCCGAGCCGGTAAAGGTTGCCGAGATGGTAGCCTTGCCCTCCGCAGGTGCGTTAATACTTGCCTGTGTGCACTTGCACTGACCGGTGTATCCGGCAGACCCCTGAGTCCACTTAGAGGCATCCTCCACCCCGTCGGGGTTGGGGTTGCCCACGAGCGCAAACGATACGGTCAGGAGCTTGTCACTCAGTAGAGCGTCAATGATCTCCGTTGCGTTGCTCATATCGTCCGCTACGATATTTTCTGTGGACATCGTCCACTCGTCCTTGGTGGTCTCGAGGATCCCCACGGTGGAGCTATCCTTGTCGATGGTAGTCTCAGTCTGCTTGCTCACCTCCAGCGATGAGGAGGTGGCATAGGCGATCGCCTTACCCGCTCCCCCGCTTGCGGTGGACAAAAAGATGTTGAGATTACGTCCCTTAATCCTTGCCATGATGTTAGTTGTATCTTGATAGTGTTATGTATAACTGCTGTATGTAGGTGCTGGTACCGCTCTCCGTGTACTCATCAGCACCGGCAAAAGCGATCTCACTAAGGTTGTACTTGGAGAGTACCGCCACGCTTGCCCCCTCGAGGGCCCTACGTGCCTGCTCTGCCAGCTCCACACCCTCAGAGTAGTTGGAGGTGATGACGTAGACCGACATGCGACACACCTCATCCGAGGTGCCGTCCTTGTCCCGCTCCACGTCGATCCCCTCACGCTGGTAGACGATGCAGGGCTTGACCGTTTCAAAATCCGCATAGAGCGGGTACACCTTATCCGGTGCGACCGCCTGTAGGATCTCACTGACGGCAATGCCTGCTGATAGTGTCGTAGTCATTTGCTGTAACTCTTGACCTTGCGATTGATAATCTGTATCAGATCAGCCTCCATCTCCCTAAAGATGCTGCTCTCAGTCTGCTGTTGCGCCCGCTCGAAGTAGTGACCTCCCTCTATGCGTCCACGATAGGCAGACTTGCCATGCCGAGACTTGGAGTAGCGATCCTTGGTCCCTCGCTCAAAAAAGAGCGCACGGAAGTCAGTCCGCCGTCCACGGAGAGACACCACTGCCTTAGGGTTGCGTCCATTGACATACGTCTTACTCCCACCGACCTTATCCTTACCCATCCCGGTGAGGGATCGCTTGGCACGATCGCCCTTGATCCCCTCGAGGTGCATAAAATTGGCTCGGGTCGCCTTGAGGAGCTTACGAGACTGCTTGTTAAGCGTCGACCTGATTACACTCTTGTAATGCTCAGGCTTGAGCTGCTCGAGCAGCTCCTGCGCCCCTGTGGTGTCTATGGTAGCCTTGTCAGTCATTGATCAGCTTAGCCGTTACGATGGTACGCCTTAGCATGCGGTCCCGCTCCACGGCAACCACGTTGTAGAGGTGCTTGTCATGCTCTACTCTGTCCGTGATGTCCAGCGTTACATGATAGTGTAGCTCCAGCGTGATGCAGACGGCACCAAATGCCTCCTTACCGTCGATAACCTCATCAGCAGACCGCCGACGTATGGCGGCGCGATAGGTGGCAGGGTCTGGAGTGTAGGTCTCCCGCACCCCGCCAAACCTATCCCGCTCGCTCGTGCGTCGGTGGATCTTAATCGGATAGAGTAATCTCCCGGCCTGCATGATCAGCGTCTGTCTGAGTAGGACTTAATAGCGTGGACCAGTCGCTCCACTCCGTTAGGTATGCGATTGACCGCAGCACCTACCACGCTATCCTCCCGCTGCATGTACCACTCCCCCACGATGAGGAGCACTGCCTGACGGGCTATATCGCTCTCCTCCTCCGTGAGTGCGTCCATGTCCCGCTGAGCCATGGCGGCCACAGCGGCGGTGGCACCCTTGATCAGGGTCTCGATGTAGCGGTCGTCACCGGTATACTCCTCCTCAATATTGAGGTGGTGCTTGGCGTCTGATAGCGTGATAGTCATCACTTACCGGTCGTTGAGGTGGTGGATGCGTCGAGCGTCATGCTCGCCTTAGCAAATGCTCCCTGCTTGATGGGTGCGCCATCCCAGTAGGAGTTGATCACCATGCGCACCTTGCCCTGATCGGCAAGAGTGTAGGGGTCTACGGTGAGGTCGAGTGCGCCCCACTGTCCGATCATGAGGTTAGCCCAGTTGCCAAAGAGGACATTCTCTCCGCTCTCAGCGGTGGCAAGAGAGGTGGAGTAGATCGGGTAGCCGGCTACCATACCGTCGCCGTCGTTGAGCACAAAGCCGAGTGACTGCTTGGGGTCGCGGGGTACCGTCTTGAGCGTCGTCTTGAGGATCGGGGTGCCGATGTAACCCAGCCGTCCCTTGAGCTCATTGTTACCAGCGAGGATAGCCTGCATCTTGACCAGACCGGCGTAAGATACCGCCTCAGATGCGCCAATGCTCTTAATGCCGGGGTATGCGCTGGCGTCAAACAGAGACTTAGGAGCCTTGGTTACAGAGGTGGAGGACAGGAAAGCCTGCTCCAGAGACTCGTAGATCTTAGCAACCATCAGATCAGACAGCCAGCGGTTGATGCCTACAGTGTCCTGTACCAGCATCTGCTTGGAGACAGACACCACGATGCCGAGACGCTTAGGTGCAAGGGTCTGTGTCTTTCCTGTCATCTCCGCCTCCTTAATCGGAGCGACCTCATCCTCCCAAACTGCCTGAGGGAGGTCATCCTCGGCGATCTTGAGGTTGTCGGTCAGCCCGGTAATGATGTTGGCTCCAGCCTTGGCAAATACCAGGTCCTGAGTGTCCGCCTCAAGGAGGTACGTCTGCTCTCCCACGAGAGACTTACCCGGCTCCTTGGTCGCCATAACGGTGGCGGTACCAGCGGCACGGAAGTCAATAGGCAGTGCCACGCCGTCGCAGCTTACGCCACGGACGCCGGACATCTGCTCACGTCCACGCTGGAGTACCTCCTCTACCTCATCCGTGCGGTCTCCCATGCCGGCGAGGGCACGGAGCACCTGCGTCATGGTCGCCTGCTTGCGAGGCTTGGACGGCTGAGCATTACGGAGTGCCTTAGCCTCCTCCTCTGCTCGGCGATCCAGCTCCGCCTCAATGAGCGCATTAGAGGAGCGGATCTCCTCCAGCCTGCTTACCTGCTCGGCAGTTAGGGTGGTGTCGCCCTTGCCTCCGTTGGTGATCTTAGACCTCTCCTCGAGGTTGGCGGCTCTCTGCTCGAGCAGATCTGCCTTAGTCATGTCCTTGATGTTCATAATGTGAAATTGTTGTAAGTGATTGTATTGTTGTTAGTTGTGTTGTGTAGTGTCTCGTCGAGGGATCGCTGTGCTACTGAGGTGTCAGGGTATGCCGGATTGTATACCGGCGATACATCGTATAGCCTGCCGATCTTGAGGATCGTTCGCTTATAGGTCTTGTCTTCCTGCTCCTCCCACCGCTCGTCCTGCACTGAAAATGCAAAGCTCGAGGCGGTGATGTCTCCACGTCTCAGCCCTTCCAGTAGCTCATCACCGAGGGCGGTACGTGGTGCGTCAAACTCGTAACGCAGGCCGTGTTCATCCACGGAGAGAGATAGGGAGCCGGTACCGTTGACCGATCTGCCGAGGATCCCTCGGCTGTTGTCGTGATTGAGCACCGCAAAGACATCCGACTGCTCGATAACGCCATCAAAGGCATTGCGGTCTATCACCTCCTCAAACTCCCCGTGATCCCAGTCCATGAGAGGGAGTGAGGAGCTACCAAAGACGGCCGCATAGCCGGTGACCCTCCTGCTCTCAGGATCATCCTCCGCCTTGCGTAGCTCCGCCACGTAGCGGCGCTCAATGTTATTGCTCTTGTCCATTGTTGTGTATGTTGCTAAGTGTTGTCATGTTGCTCTGTATGTAGGTCTCATCCCCTCCGTTGATGGGAGAGAGATTGTACTTGGCTCGCACCTCATTAGGTGTCATCGCTCCGATCACCGTAAGGGTGTGGTAGAGGTTAGCCTGAGAGGCGTTATCTCCACGGCTCAGCTCGGAGGTGTCAAACTCCACCGACATATCACGGCGGATCTGAGATGGGAAAATCTTGCGCCTAAACTCCAGCTCTATCTTGGTGAGGTGAGGACTTAGTGTGTCCGTCAAAAAGGCGAGGTGTGCCGCCTCCACGGTGCTGTAGCTCGACTTGGATAGGTCGTGGATCATCGTAGGTGGCACGTTGAAAAAACGGCAGATCTCGGGGACATTGAACTCTCGTGTCTGTAGGAGCTGAGCGTCCTCGGGTGAGATGGATATGTTTTGATAGCTCAGGTCAGAGCTAAGCACCGCCACGTTGGAGCCTGAGTTAGTATATCGAGCATCAAAATTGGCCGCCCACTCTCGGTGGATCTCATCCCGCTGCTGTGTAGTGAGTGCGGGAGACTTGCTTACTAATATGCCGAGGTTGGTACCACCTCTCTGTAGGACGCTCTCTACTTGTCGCTCCGATGCTACAGAGATGCCGAGGGTGCGCCGTGCGTATGAGAGGGTGGAGACCCCGAGGGCATCCTCCCCCGGGAAGTTGCGCACGTGGATGACGTCCGATGCCTCAGCCACCTCTCCGAGACGTACATTGTAGTACTCCTTGATCGTGTTGCGATCCTCCCCCGTCACTATAGAGACGTCATTAGGCGACCACCTTACAAGCTCGGAGGCTATACCTCTATCGTCACGCTGACGTATGTGTATGTAGCCGTTGCCTGTAGTCAGGCAGTCCACCATCAGAGCCTTAAGGAGGTCATACCTTGATACGTTGGCATTAGGCTCATAGCAGAGTAGGTTGTAGACGTCGGCAAATCGACCGGTGACAGCCTTAACCCTGCTGTCTGTCTGCACGTCGTAGACGTATGGCTCCAGCGGGAGCTTAGCGACATTGTCGCTGAGTATATTAATACAGGCGTACACTGCGGACAGTCCCATGGCATCAGCCTTACCCACACCGTCAATCATTGATGCGACGTTGTAGGTAATGCTCCCTCCCTGTGGTGCCTGCTTGGTCCTTATGCCGAGCGCACGCCTGATGTTATCAAGTAGTGCCATAATAAAGCGAGTAGTGCAGAGGTCGCTCACGTGCGAGCCTCTACACTACTCATCCGATTTGTCAGACAAATCGCCGTTTTATAGCACTACTTAACTATTGGTCGTAAAAGTATAATAATCTTTAACCTTTCCCGCTCTCTAAGTAGACACCTAATGCCTCCAAGGCGGCGATAATTCCGTCAATCTTATTATCAGCCTTACTCTTGTCCGGCTTTTGATTGCCATTAAAATCCTGCCTGAGCTGGACGTTGGCAAAGCAAAAGCGGGTAATTGGGTTGTCGTCAAAGGTGACGTTACCCTGCATAATAAGTCGCTCCAGCGCCTTAGTTGGAGCGTTAAACGATCCGATATTCTGCGAGTAGGGGCGCATAGGTAGCCCCTCCTGAGTGGCGTTAATCACAAATTGGGTAGCGTTCCATTTGTCGTAACCGATCCAATAGTACTGACGCCCCTCAGCTGTTGCCTTAATGTCAGCGAGTATGTAGTCATAGTCCACCACATTGCCCGGGGTGACTTGCAGATGGCCAGACCGTTGCCACGCCTTATACCTCTCTCTAAGCGGTGAGGTCTCCACGGTCTCAGCAGGGAGGTAGTATCTGATCCAAAAGTAGTAGTGATTCCCCTTTGAGAGCATAGTCGCAAACGCTGTGAGGTCCCTCGTGGCTGATAGATCCACCCCGCCAAATAGTACGTCTGAGTAGGCATTGTAGACCTCCGAGATGGAGAGCTTGCCACTCGTAGCAGCGTCGGTGTATCGGCTCGGGATCCACGTCGCCGCACTGTCCATCCACTGATTAAATGTCTTAGTCCGGATGCCGACCTCGCTGGAGCTGTCGGTGCTTGCCTTGCGGGCCTGAGTGCGCAAAAAGCGAGGGTTGACAGACACCCCCATATTGGGATTACACTTGACCCAGTTGCGCTCATCCTCCCACTCGTCGCCATCGTCCAGCGAGTAGACAAACCCCCAGAGGGTGTCATCCTGTAGCGACCCCCTCATCACCTCCAGCACCGTCTCCCTATAGCTATAGCAGGGACCGCCCTTATCAAATCCTGCGGTAGTGATGATCACCTCCAGCGGGTTCTGGCGGTTTGCCTGCGAGGACTGGAGCACGTCACGGAGCTTGGTGTCCTTGGCTGCGTGGTACTCATCATACAGATACATGCTGGCGTTAAATCCGTCCAGACGGCTGGCGTCACTCGCAAAGACATTGAGCTTGCTCGAGGTGTCGTCAAAAAATATCTCTTTGCGGAGCGTCCTAAAGTACTGCTTGCGCTCCGTGTTGAGCTGCTTAGCGTAGTGGCTGGCAAAGTCAAACGCAATGCTCGCCTGCTCCCTCGAGTTGGCGACTAAGTCCACCTCCGCACCCGCCACACCATCAGCCACCAAGTGGTACATGCACAGGCCAGCCGCAAAAGCGGTCTTACCATTTTTGCGAGCCACCTCGATGTATGCGTTATTGACCACCCGTGTATCAGTGCCGGGGTAATACCAGCCATAGATGCAGGCGATGAGAAACTCTTGCCACGGCTCGAGTAAAAACGCCTTGCCGACTGCCGCATCCTTAAAGTGGTGGAGGATCCCAAAAAATGAGATCACCCGCTCCACCTGTTCAGATCTAAACTCGATGTCCTTACGCTCCTGCCACAGCCGGTACCTCCGCACGGCGTTACGGATGTGACCACCTGCGATGATGGTCCCATCCTCCACACCTTGTGCGTATAGCTCCCACTTAGGTGTCATTTGCGCATCAGTGCCTTAAGCGGATCGTCCTCCTCGTCTGAGCTCTTGAGTGCCGGCATCTGCTCCCGACGCACCACCGTCACACCCATCTCTCTGAGAATCTGAAAGGCGGCCGCCTGCGCTGACTTCCAGATCTTGAAAGCGGGGTGCTCCTGCCTGGTGCCTCTTGCTCCGATGATCGTCATCCCCTCCTTGCGGAGCGTGTCATCGGCTCTCAGCATCTTATCATAGCTGGAGGTGAGTAGCTCGAGCATTGCTCGGTCTACATCCTCATACCGCCCCGTCTCTTGGAGCTTAGCGATGACCGTCTCTATCAGCTGACGGGTTCGTGTCAGTGTCCCCCTTGGTACTTTGTACTCTGTGTTTGCCATAACTGTCTATATTTTAGCACCTTATGCAA